TTGAAGTACCTTTGATGCCAGAAACCGCAACTGGTGACTACTCTGGTGCAGCAGGCTCACATGGTTTTGTGGAACTTACATTCCCTAACAACCGTGTAATTGGTATCCACCGTGACATCACAGTGTATCGCCAGTTCAAGCCAAAGACTGACACAATTGAGTACACACAGTACATGAGAGTTGCAGCCAACATTGAAAATGCTGATTCATATGTAATCGGTAAAAATGTTAAGTTGCGTTCACTCTAATTTAAACAATTAAAGTAGGTATTGGGCGGGGTTCACAAGAACCCCGCCTTTTATCATATTTAAATTGATTTAAATTAACATAAGTGGTAAGATTGATCATATGACTAATAAAGAAACAAGTGTAACATCCGAAAAAATTAATAAACCGAAGAAAGCTGTAGCAAAGAAAGTTGCAGTTAAAAAAGAAATCATTGAAGAAAACATTTCTGAAGAAGGAAAGGTTTTAATTGTATTTGAAAGCGGAGCTGGATATTCAACTGCATCTGGATTCCGTTTTTCACAAAGAAATAAAATGGGCTTGCTTCCAGCAGAAGAAGCCAACTTGCTTCTTGCATTGGATAATTTTAGATTACCTAGTGATGAAGAAAAAGAAATGTATTATACTAATCAGGAGGATTAAATAATGGCAGGCAATCTTACAAACTATCTTGAAAATAAGTTGATTGACCACTTTCTTGGTACAACCACTTATACAAAGCCAGCGGCTGTTTATGTAGGGTTGTTTACCGTTACACCTGGTGAAGCTGGTGGTGGAACAGAAGTTACTGGTGGTTCATACGCTCGTCAAGTAGCGACATTTACTGGTGCTGCAAGTGGTGCAACATCAAACGACACCAATATTGATTTTACAGGAATGCCAGCCGCTACCACTGTAGCAATTGGTATTTTTGATGCTTCAACTAGCGGCAACATGTTGCTGTACGGTTCACTCACAACAAATAAAACAACGGATGCTGGGGATACTCTAAGAATTGCAACAGGCGATCTTGATATCAGTATTGACTAAGGAGGGCAAGTGCTAAGAAGAGAATTTAGTGGTGCTGTCCTTAGAACAACTATTACAGCAAATATTTCAAACTCAGCTTCATCTATTTCTGTCCTAGATGGTTCAACATACCCTAGTGGGAATAATCCATTTGTCATTGTTGTTGATCGTGGATATTCTGATGAAGAAAAGATTCTAATCTCTTCAAGATCATCCAACACCTTTACTGTTGAACAGAGGGGTTATGATGGTACAACAGCAGTAGCTCACACATCTGGCGCTTATGTTGACCATGTTCTTGATGCTGCTGTAATTCAAGACATGAATACAACTACATATGATAATGAAGTATTAATGTGGATGGGGGTGTAATATGGCTAATTTAACGCCAAAAAGTTTTTATATTGGCAGTGGTTCTACTACTGATGCCTATACAACAGCTAATGTTGCTGGTAATTATTCAATTATCAAAAACATCAATCTTTGCAATGCAACTGCATCTAATGCTGTATGCAGCATTCATATTCTTGTTGGAGCAGCAACGGCGGCGGCGAATAATAAAATTATAAGTAATGTGAATGTTTTGGCAAACAATGTTGTGTACTACAATACATCCATAGTCGTACCTGCTAATAGTAAAATCTATGTTGATCAAGTAACAGCTAACGCTGTGACATTTACAATTAGCGGTGTGGAATATGCCTAATCTTAATAAAGATTTAATTAACGATACACTCTCTGTTGATTTAGACAGCACACAGACGCTTTCTAATAAAACACTTACGACCCCGATTATTAATGGACCAACCATTACTGCAACTGGTCAAACACCAGTTATTCATGGCATCTATCTCCCAGAACCCCATGTGATTTATTTTGAAGGTAGTACAGCTGATGGTTTTGAAACAATCCTAACCGTTGTTGACCCAACAGCCGATAGGACCGTCAGTCTCCCAGATGCGAGCGGTACACTCACCTTGGCAAACTCGGATGTGACATTTGCTAATCTAACAGTGTCTGGTGATTTGATTGTTAGCGGTAACACGACAACTCTTAATACCGCCAATCTTAATGTTGAAGATAGTTTTATCCTTCTTAATTCTGGCGAGACTAGTTCTCCGACATTAAATTCGGGTATTGAGATTGAGCGAGGAACTTCTACCAATGTCTTTATTCGTTGGAATGAAACTTCGGATAAATGGCAGTTCACAAATGATGGAACAAACTACACAGACCTAGGGGCTGGCGGTGCAACAATCTCTGACACTGCTCCAACAAGCCCAGTTGCTGGTCAAGTTTGGTTTGAGTCAGATACTGCCGCTACTTATGTTTATTATGATTCTCATTGGATTGAAATTGGAGCAAGCGGTACAGCTGCCTATGTAGGAGATACTGCTCCTTCTAACCCAATTCCTGGTCAGTTCTGGTATGACTCATCAGATGGCGGTACCTATGTTTACTACGACTCAGTTTGGGTTGAAGTTGGTGCATTAGCAATAAATAGCCTTTTGTCAATTATTAATGCAAAAGGTGATTTGCTCGTAGGCACCGCTGACAATACTTTAGACAGACTAGCAGTCGGAACTAATGGTTATTTTCTAAAAGCAAATTCATCAACCACAACAGGTCTTGAATGGGCATCAATTCCAACAATTAATGCCCTTGATGATGTTGGTGATGTAACAATCACTAGCGCAAGTTCTGGTCAAGTGCTACAATGGAATGGTAGCGCATGGATTAATGCAACAGTCAGTTCAGATGTTATGACTGACACAAGAAATGCGGCTTTGATTATTATGGACATAGGAGCGTAAAGTATGGCATCAGGAGATAGAGTAGAATCTAGGCTGGGTGGACCAGTTCAGTTGGGAACTTCAACAACAACAATTTGTACTGCTGGTTCGGGCATCACAGAGGTGATTAAGCAAATTATTATTACAAATACAGATACTGTTGATCGCACTGTTACTCTTGCTATTGGAAACGCAGCAGTTGCTTCTAACAGAATTTTATCGGCTCTACCAATTGGTGCAAACGATGTTATGGTTTGGGATACAGCTCTTGTTCTCCTAACCACAGAAACCCTCCAGGGTTTATCAGACACTGCCGCCAAGGTTAATGTCACGGTGGTTGGCTGGGAAAAGACGAATTAATTATGGGCTTTTCATCAGCCTATGGTTACTCTAATCTTGGTATTGTTAGCTATGGGTCTGCCGCTAGTGGAATAAACACCACAGTTGACGGGACTGCTTATCAGTATGTTGCGATAACTTCTACAGGTAGTTTTACGCCAATGACTCCAGGTTTGTTTGATGTGATGGTTATCGGTGGGGGTGGAGCAGGCGGTGGTTCGGGAAACTTAAGCGCAGACCAAATGGGCGGTGGCGGTGGCGCAGGACAAATCGTGACAACAACCGTTTATTTGCCTGCATCTTCAACGACAGTAATAGTTGGTGGTTCTGCTGCAGGTGTCTCATACGCCTACGGAACACGAGGAAACTTTTCCCGCATTGTTGAAGTAATCGCAATCGGTGGTGGTGGTGGTGGTGCTGGTGGAGGAATTGTTGGTGGATATCAGCCTGAGCCTCAACAGGGTGTATCTGGTGGTGGTGCAGCCGATTCACAAAACAAGTTTCGTTTTGCATTATTTGGTAATGGGACATATGGCTATAACGGTGGACAATCAACCGTAGATAGAAACGCTGGCGGTGGTGGCGGTGCAGGTAGCGCAGGCACAGACGGAAGCGGTTCAGGAAATACGACTACTGGTGGTAATGGTGGTACTGGTGTAGATATCAGCACTTTTATCGGCGGTAGTGCTCTGTTCAAATGTGGTGGTGGTGGTGCTTCAGGCAGAACTACTAACGGAACAGGTGGTTCATCTGTAGGTGGTGCAGGTAGTGTCGCTGGAAATCAAGACGGAAATGCTGGAGTTACTAACAGTGGTTCTGGCGGTGGTGGCAACGGCTACAACGCAACCGCATCTCGTGGTGGTGCTGGTGGTTCAGGAATTGTTTACATTAGGTGGAGGGTATAATCATGGCTCACTTTGCAAAAATTGAAAACGGTATTGTCACTCATGTAATCGTTATTGCTAACGAGGATTGTGGTGGAGGCGATTTCCCTGTATCAGAACCTATCGGTCAAGCGTTTATTGCTTCACTCGGTATTGAAGGTGAATGGAAGCAGACTTCTTTTAGTCGTGCGTTTCGTGGTAACTTCGCTGGTTATGGTATTGTTTATGACGCTGAACTTGATGAGTTTCTTGCCCCGATTATTGAGGAGAATGTATGAGTATTTCAGGTGCCCGCCCAAAAAGATTAGCAACACAGTACGGTATTGCTTCGGGTGGTACAGCTACAGATATAACTGTATCAGGTGTTTCATATAAGTTACATACCTTTACTTCCGATGGAAACTTTGTTGTTTCTACAGGGGGCTGGTTTGATGTGCTTATGTTTGCTGGCGGTGGTGCTGGTGGTGCTAATAGCGACACGATTGGCACAGGTGCTACAGGTGGCGGTGGTGCTGGTGGACTTGTAACAGAAACAATTTACATGTCTCCGAATACTTATCCTGTTGTTGTTGGGGCAGGTGGAACTTCAGGAACAAATGGGGGAAAATCAAGTGTTGATGGTCTTATAGCCGTTGGTGGTGGTTTTGGTTATGGGAGCAACTCAGGAGAACGACAACTTGCAGGATTAGGCGGTAGTGGCGGTGGTGGTGGTCGTGTATGGAACGCTGGCGGCGCAGGTCAACAAGGTTTTGCAGGTGGCTCACAATCAGGCGTGACAGCAACTAGCGCAGGTGGAGGTGGCGGTGCAACAGCAGTTGGCGTAAACGCATCAGGCACAACAGGAGGTGCTGGTGGTGCAGGATTTGATGTAAGCGCATTTATTGGTGCTGGTTCGGCACTTTTTAAGGGTGGTGGTGGTGGTGGTGGTGCATCGGTAACAGTTGGTGCGGGTGGATCATCAGTTGGTGCGGCTGGTACGACAGGTGCGACAGGAAATAGTGCCGCAGCGAATACTGCTTCAGGTGGCGGTGGATCTTATGCTGCTACTGGTGTTGGGGGTGCTGGTGGTTCTGGAATCGTTTATATCCGTAGAAGAATTGAAGGTGATGCATTAGCAACAACCCAAGGTTATGGAGTTGCAACAGGAGCAAGTTCTCCAACATCAATTACGGTTGATGGTGTAACTTATAACCTTCTTACATTTACATCGGATGGAACATTAACGGTTACAACCCCAGGTTTGTTTGATGTGTTAATTGTCGGTGGCGGAGGCGGTGGCGCTGATGGTGCTGGTGGCGGTTATCGTGGTGGCGGTGGCTCTGCTGGTGGAAGAATTCTTACAACTGTGTTTGCTAGTGCTGCTATTTACAATGTTGATGTCGGGGCAGGTGGAGCTACGAATACAGGTGGTTCTGTTGGGGGAATTGTTCCGTTGGTTTATGCTACAGGCGGTACTAGAGGTGGGGATATAGCCGCAACCAGCGGTCTTGGCGCACCAGGCGTAAATGGTGGTGGTGGTGGTGGTGGTCTATGGGGATCTCAACCAGGCGGAACAGGTGTAACAGGATTTGGTTTCAATGGCTCTGCTGGCGTGAGTAGTGGTGATGGAGGTGCTGGTGCTGGCGTTACGGCTAACGCTGTTGGTGCCACGGGTGGTGCAGGTTACGACAGGTCGCTATTCATTGGTGGTAGTAGTTCCACTATTGGTGTTGGCGGTAATGGCGGTACAGCGTCAACTGCTGGCTCGGCTGGTGCTGCTAATACTGGAAACGGTGGTGGTGGTGGTGGTTCTGGTGCAGCGGCGGGTGCTGGCGGATCTGGCATCGTCTATGTTAGATTTAGAACAGCATAAGTGGTAGAATAGGAGATATATGAGCGCACAATATTTTGCAAAGATTGAAAACAATGTGGTAACACATGTAGCTGTTGTTACAAGAGAATTTCTTGAGGCAAACCCCGAAAGATATCAGGGTACATGGGTTGAAACTTTCTTTGATACCGA